GATTTTATAGAAAATAATAAATTTATTAACATTAAAACAATGATTGACACACACAATTTAGAATTAGAAGGATACGACCCAATTATTGAATTAAAAAAATATTATGACTATATTAGTCATATACATATATCAGAGGTAAAATTGATACCTATTACAAATCCTGAAAAACATATAAAACTTTCAAATGAACTTAAAAAAATTGGGTATGATAAAATAATCACATATGAAGTTTTAAAGTGTGATAATATTGAATCCGAAATAAACAAATTTGTTGAGATTTATAACTAAACAATTAAAATAATTTAAATGGCTACATACAGCAAATCAAAAAACGCTAAACCAACTCCTACTCCGGAAACTACAGGTAAACCGGTTAATAAAAAAGAATTAATTAACCAAATTATTAAAAGAAAAACTAAAGAAAAGTTTTTAACTAATAATCAAAAAAAATATTATGACACATTAATTGAAAGTGAAATTACTGTTTGTTCAGGACCTGCAGGTGTTGGTAAAAGTTATATAACAATGAAAGCCGCGATTGATTTACTCGCAGACCCTGATACACCTTATGAGAAAATTATTATCGTTAGACCCGCTGTTGAAGCAGAAGAAAAATTAGGTTCACTCCCGGGGAATGTTGAAGAAAAATTAGACCCTTATATTTTCCCATCATATTATTTATTAAATAAGATTATTGGAAAAGAATCAAGAGAAAAATTAAAAGATATTGATGTTATTGAGGTTTTTGCTTTGGCGTTTATGAGAGGTATGAATATTGACAACTCTATATTAATATTTGAAGAAGGTCAAAATGCGACACCAAGTCAAATGAAATTACTTTTAACAAGAATAGGGTTTAATAGTAAATTCTTCATATCCGGTGATGTTGAACAATCAGACAAATATAAAAATAAAACTCACAGTGGTTTATGGGACGCAATTGAAAAATTTAGAGATAGTGAATATATCTCAATTTTTGAATTTAAAGATAAAAAAGATATAGTTAGAAATCCGTTGATTAGTAGAATATTAGACAAGTACGAAGAAAACTAATTTTAATATATTTTATTATAAAAGATAGGTAGACACAATTTAGTTTACTTATCTTTTTTTTTATATAACTTTTGTTGATATGAGAATTGGTATAGAAATTAATGGAGTGTTGAGAGATACTTTAGGAAAAATTGAACAAACTTATCAGAAATTTTTAATCGATAAAACTGATGGTATTGAAGACGACAAGTCATTTGAATATAAGATGACTTATCCGATAAATAGTTTAACTTTAAATGAACATTTTTCATTTCCGGATGATGATGAGTTATATTCATTTTTATATGAAGAATTTGCTATGGAAATTTTCGGTCACGCACAATCTTCAGAATATAACACATTTATTGATTTAAATGAAACTTACATATCGTTAAGAGATAATCACGATTTATTAATTGTTTCCGATGAGATAGGTAAATCAAAACCCGCATCCTTATTCTTTTTATCTAAATTTGGGTGTCAATTAGAAAAAGTAAAATTTTACAGTAATTCAACAATTAATTCAATGTGGGATGAATTAGATATTTTACTTACATCAAATCCCGTCTTATTATTGGATTATCCGTCAGATAAAATATTAATAAAGTATGAAACGGATTATAATGATAATATTACCACAATCCATTCTATAAAATCAATAAAAGAATTGGACGATAAATTAAAACAAATTTTAGAATGTTAAAAGTATTAGGAGAAAACTATTATGTAGATTTGGATAAGATTGACGATTATGTTCAAATAAAATCAAAAAAATCCGTCACGTCAGGTGACACGGAAGGGAATACCATAAGTATAATTAAATACGAAACTATTAAATTAATGTTAGAAATAGTCATGGATGAACCTGAAGAAATTGATGAGCAGCTAGGTGCTAAAGGTACTAACAGCTTATCAATCCCATTTAGATTAGCGTTTAATACTCTATTGTATAAAAAATTAATAAATAAAATATAATAAACATGACACAAGAACAAATTACAAAATTAGAACAGTCGATTCAAAACATGAAAGATAAAAAGTCAAGAATTTATCTTTTAGTTCAAGACACTAAAGGTAATGCAAAAGCTTCAGTTGCTTACATATACGAATTAGGTATGGCATTATTAAAAAATGGATATAACCCAATTATTCTACACGAAACTCCCGATTATACAGGTGTTAATGAATGGTTAGGTGAGGAATATATGACATTACCTCACAAAACAATTGAAGGTCAAAATTTAGAAATAGCTCCTGAAGATTTAATTGTTATCCCTGAATTATATGGGTTTGTGATGAGTCAAATCTCAAAATTACCTTGTGGTAAAATTGTATTGTCTCAAGCTCATGACCATATCTTGGAAACATTACAACCAGGTCAGACATGGTCACAATTAGGGTTTTATAAATGTATAACAACCTCTGAATCACAAAAAGAATATATTGAGAATCTTATGAGAGGTATTTCAATTGATGTTTTAAAACCATTCATTTCTGATAAATTTAAACCAAATACGTTGCCTGCAAAACCTATCGTCGCTATTCACGCAAGAGAACAAAGAGAGGCTCTTAATATGATTAAAAGTTTCTACATTAAGTTTCCTCAATATAGATGGATAACATTTAGAGATATGAGAGGATTGTCTGTGAGTGAATTTGCAAACGCAATGAAAGATTGTTTCTTATCAGTTTGGATTGATGAAACAAGTTCATTTGGAACTTTCCCATTAGAATCTATGAAGTGTAAAATTCCTGTGGTTGGTTTAGTACCAAATTTAGTACCTGAATGGATGAATGAAGACAATGGTGTATGGGTTAACAATAAAATCCAAATGGTGGATTTTGTTGCGGACTTTTTACAAAATTGGTTAGAAGACAGTATTAATGAAAATTTAGAAACAGAAATTATTAAAACTGCAGAAAATTTAAGCACTAAAGAAGATTTTGAAAAAATTTCAGTGAACTTATTTGAAGGATACTTAACTAAAAGATTGGAATCATTTGAAGAACAATTAAATAAACTACAAACAATAGAAGAATAATATGGAAAATTACTTTGACGTATCAGTTATATTACCGATTAAATCGGCAACCGCACCATTTTTTGAAGATTACTTTAAAAAATGTATTGAATCATTAAATAATCAAAAATTAAAAATTAATGAATTAGTTATTGTTCACACAAATGAAATACCTTTAGTTGAACTTTTAAAAGATTACGATTTTGGTGAATTAAATGTTGTTAAATTAGAATGGGAAAAAGAACCTAATTATGCCGCACAAGTTAATCATGGTGTTAGAAATTCAAAATCTGAATGGGTTTCATTATTTGAATTTGATGATGAATATTCTAACATATGGTTTAAGAATGTTGACATCTACTCAAGGGCATATCCTAATATGGATGCGTTTTTACCAATCGTTGTTGATACTGACCAACAAGGTAAATTTGCCGGATTTACCAATGAAGCTACTTTCGCAGCAAACTTCACACCTGAAATGGGTATTTTAACTAATGAAACTTTATTAGATTATCAAAACTTCCAATCATCAGGAATGGTTATCAAAAAATCAAAATTTGTTGATTACGGGTTAATTAAACCTTCGTTTAAATTAACGTTTGGGTATGAATTATTTTTACGATTAACACATAATTCAATTAATATTATGTCTATACCAAGAATTGGTTATAAACACACTAATTTAAGAGACGGGTCAATTTTTTGGAACTACAAAAATGGTAGAGATGTCTTAACTCCGGAAGAAGTTAAATTTTGGATTGAGTCTGCAAAAAAAGAATATTTTTTCATTAATGACAGAGCAATAAAATTTGAATCTCAAGAAGTTTAATGACTGAAAATATTAATTTAACTGGGGATACAAATGTTGAGTTAAAAAAGAAAGGTAGAAAACCAACCCAATTAAATTATTTTGATGTTCGAGAAGAAATGGCTGTAATACGATTTTTAGAGTCCACTTCTTACGAAGAAAAAAATAAAATATACAATGAGTTTTTAAAAAAACCTTTAGACAAAATGATATCTTCAATCATACGAAGATACAAATTATATAGAAAAGACATGGACTTTACGGAGATACATGTAGATACTCACTCGTTTTTAATGACTAAAATAGATAAGTTTAAACCTTCTCGTGAAAAGAAGGCTTATTCTTATTTTGGTACAATATGTAAAAACTATTTAATGGGTCAAATCATTAAAGACCAAAAAGAAACAAATAGAAAAATATCTTATGAAGATATTTCAACTAATTTGGAAAATAATGAAAACTTTGCCTATTACATAGAAAATGACGGACTAGATTCAGAAAAAGTAATTAAACACTTTTTAATTGAATTAGACAGATTCATTAAAGAAGAAAATTTATCGGAAAATGAAATTAAATTAGGCCACGCCCTTTACGACATTTTTGAAAATTACGATTCAATATTTATTGGTAACGATAATAACAAGTTTAATAAAAATATTATTTTATTGTCTTTAAGAGAAATGACCAATCTTTCAACTAAAGAAATTAGGGGTTCAATAAGAAAATACAAAAATATGTATTACACATTAATTCAACAGATGGTTAACTAAAAAATAATAAATTAAATATTTATAACTATGGCAAGACCGACAAAAAAAGAAATTAATTTAAGTAAAGAATCAATGTTATCATTGATGCAGGAAATCTACAATGAACTTGTGGAACAAAGAAGTACTGCAATTAGAATTCAAAACAAAATGTTAACAATGATGAAAGAACCTGAAGACATGACTTTAATTGGTCCGGTTATTGAAAAACAACAAAAAATTATTAATGATTGTGTTGAAAAAAAATTAACCCTATCTAAACTACAATCAAGTATGTGGGAGAAAACAAACAACAATGATGACGGTGGAGGATTTTCAATATCGGATTTAGGTGTTGACGACGCAATGTTAAAAACTTTAATTGAAAAAGATGCGTCTAAATCAGAGGGTTCTTATAAAATGAAAAAATAATTTGTTATGGCATCATTAGATATAGGAGCTGATTATAAAAAAATACAAGACAGAATTACCGCAACTAGAAATTATAATGAGTTAAAATCTCAATATGATGATACTAGAAGACAGGCCGGTGAATCTTTTGAACAGAAAAAAGCTGCTGTTACAGGTCAACTTGGCAAAATTAAAGAACAAACTAAACGTTATCAAAAAGAAATTAAAAATCAATTTGAACAACTTTTAGATATTAATAACACTACCGGTGGTAAAGGAAGTAATTCAACCAAATATGTTAAAAAGTTATTAATTACCGCACTCAAAAATGTTGAACCTAAACTTTCCCAAATAGCGTTAGAAGAATCTATAAATGCTGTAGGTTGTGACCAGCAACAGGTATATAACGGAGACTCTACATATTATATTAAAGTTAAATCGATTGATTTATTAAACATTCTAACTTTAGACCCAAAAACTGAAGGTAAACCTTTATATGAAAAAAACCCAATATTAGTTCAAGATTATCCATTTTCTATGAATAAAGAATTGTACCAATTAATTCAAACAGGTCAACCATATTCTGTAGATAATGGACAAAACTACATAGGTCAATCAGGTCAAGATTTATTTGACATTCAATATGTCGATACTAATAATTTAGGAGAAAGCGGTCCTTGGTTTAAAGTTGATTTATCAAACAGAGTTAACGGTGTAAACAAAGTTGGTACATTTTTAGCCGATTATTATAAAACAATAAAAATTACTGAACCAACTAATATGATGGCCTCAATCATGGAATCATTAAGTGGTGTAGTATCGATGAATGCTAGTGCCGGAGTAGGCCAGGTTGAAGACCAAAGTAAATTTGATTTATTAATTCAACGAATTCTTGGATTATGTTTTGATAATAGAAGTGAAATAGATGTTAGTGGAATTGCTAAAGTACCTGAACTTGATGGTGTAGATGAAACATTTTTTGAATTTACTGAAATTGATTTAAGAAAAGTAGACCAAAGAGTTACTAACATTAAAAATAAAGTAATTGAGCTAGAAGAATGTGATAATATATTATTACCGGTTGATTTTCCCGCAGTTATTGCACAAATTAATAATTTAAATTTAATTGAAAATAATAGTGATTTTATTAATGCAGCCGATAATTTAACGCAAGTACTTGCCGATAACCCTCAATGGGGGGCCGGTATTCAAACCAACGCTCAAGCCGCGTTAAATTTAAATTTTATTAAATTAATTGCTCAAGGTATCGCTAGTGCGTTTTTAACACCTAAAGTATTACTACCAATATACGTAATGTTAAAAGCAATAGGTCAAGAAACGACAGACGCAATAAAAGGGTTGGTTGATTTTGTAAGACAATTTAAAAGATTCGCAATTAATTTTATTTCTAAAATAGGTGCTATATTTGTTCAAGAATTATTTGAATTAATAAAAAGAGATATTTTATTACTAATTCAAAGAGTTATTAGTGATATTGTTAGAGAGAAAATTGATAAAAGAATTTCAATGATTCTAAAACTTATTCAGTTATTATTAATTGTTGCCTCTTTTATAAGTGATTGGAGGAAGTGTAAGAGTGTTGTAGATGAACTACTGGCTCTATTAGACTTAATTACGAGTAGTTTAGGGTTTGGGAGTCAAATTCCCCTACCATTATTATTTGCCTCTCAACTATTAGATGGATACTCAGAATCAAGAGCTTTTGTTGGGGCTATTGAAGAATTACAAAAAATTGGTGTTCCAACAGGAGCATTACCTGATGGTAGTCCTAATTTAGACGTTTTAGGTAAATTTGGACAAATGAAAGCTATGGCAAAAGAAGATTCCGACAATAATAAAGTACAAATGGCAATTGGTCCATTAACAATAACACCGGCAGGTTTAACAGTACCCGCAAGTGCTTTTGGTAAAAAATTATAATTATGAATAATATTGAAAAATCTGAAAAAGCCAAAAACATAATTAAAGATTATAAAAATTCATCTAATAAAGATTTATCGTTTGTTATGGATTTTATTCAAGAAGATTTTACATTAACAAAAGAATCTTTAATAAAATTAACACATCATTTAGATAAATTAGAATTAACTTATAATACGATATTAAAAGAATATCAATCAAGAACAAAGAAAAATGGCCAGTAATCAAATAATTTTTCCCGGAATAGTACTCAATAATCAAGACCCTATGATGTTAGGGAGGCTTCGTGTTATACCTGAAACTAAAAATTATCAAGATATTATCGCATCAATCCCAAATTGGAATGAAGAAACTGACCCGTGGACATCAAGGGACCCTCTAATTTGTTTATCATTATTACCGTTTTACGTTAGTCAAGTACCTCTTAAAGATGAATATGTTCATATAATTTATTCTAATAAAGATTTTCCATTTACTAATCAATTTTATGTTCAAGGACCTTTTTCATCTCCAATGATAAGTCCGTTTGAGAATTATCAAGGTGCCAAAAAATTCTTAGCATCAGGTGATAGAATTTCTCAAGGTATCTCAATTAAAAACCAAGTAGGTGCTTATAGAAATCAAGGTAGTGTTGGAGTATTTCCTGAACCAGGTGATAATGCGTTGTTAGGTAGAGGAAGTGCTGATGTGGTTGTTAAAGAAAATGAAATATTAATTAGAGCCGGTAAAACTAAACGATTAGTAAAAGACCAACTACCTTTAGGTAATGTTAATAGAGCATTCCTTCAGTTATCTAATTTTACACAACAAAAAGTTACTAAAGACCCTGAAGGTATTACAAGATTAGTTGAACAGGTAAAAGTTGTTAAAAAAATGATTATATGGAACATTGATAATTTAGAAAATCTTCAAGGTGCGTTCAATGGTTCAGTTGGTTTATATAATGTAATTCCAAGTGTTAGTGTAAATAGTACAAATTTTAAATCAGATACTATCACACAATTATCCGTTGGAACAAATTATGGTTCACCATTAGAGGAAATAAAATTTAATAGTAAAACCTTTGATGAAGCATCAAGTATTATTAATAATTTTGTGCAAGGTGTGTTTAGTGGGTTTATTAATATATCAGGTTACACAGTTAATAATCCCCAAAATTTTGCACCAAACGTAACCTTTCCATTAGTTGTTACACCATCAAAATTAACATATACAACAGGTAATAAATTTTCACCTAACGACCTTGTTAGTGAAGTTGCCGAATACGTTAATTATGTTAGATTTTATGATAAAATAACATTAGACCCTGCAAGTAAAAAATACAAAGGATGGTTTTTAGTTTGGGAAAATAAATCAGGTAAACCAATTCTTGGTCCACAAGCCGATTTAAAAGAAGAAATTGTCATACCAACAGAATTCATTCCTGCGGATATCACCTACAGTATTATGGGGTCTCAACGTATGTATTTCTTATCTCAAGATTCTGCGGGACCTAAAGGTAAAATTACTTTAAGTCAAACTTTATACGGAATTCCTCAAGATAAATTTATTGGTGATGAAAATAGTATTCTTAATCAAACATACCCTGTTGTTAGAGGAGATGAGTTAATGGCGTTGCTTAGAAAAATATTTTCATTTGTTACAGGTCACGTTCATCCGGTTGCCACAATGGCTCCTGTTCCGGTTGCTGCGGGTAATGGACAAACAACCGCAGAAATCAATGCAATCCTTGCTGATGCAGAAAATACCATCTTAAATCAAAATATTAGAATTAATTGATATTTATATGTAAAACATATTCATGTCAATAATTAATTCGTATTTCAGCAAGAACAACACCCTTATATCGAATAGCTTTACCAATACAGGTAGAAACCCGGTAATGGAACTATTCTATGGTAATGTTGCAACAACTCAATACCCAAATAACTATAGCCGTTTTATTTTTGATTTAGATTTAACTTTATTAAAACAACTAATTTTTAACGGAACGATAACTACAGGGTGTACAGATAATATGACGCATACTTTAAGAATGACAAATACGTCTACTTTTGATGCCGAACTATTAAACACACTTACATCTCAAATGAGAATGAGAGCAACTTCATTTGATTTAATCTTATTTAGAATCCCTTATTTAAATAATAACCCATCAACACCTCAACTTTGGGATGAAGGTGTTGGATATGATTTTGCGGATTTAATTTATCAATATAGTGAATCAGATAAAAACTTTTCAAATAGACCGTCAAATTGGTTTCAAACAACCACAATAGGTGTTTGGCAACAACCGGGGATTTATGATAATAGGAATTTAGGTCCTGTTCCTTTTAGTGGAATCACAATTGTAGCTACACAACATTTTGAATTTGGTAACGAAAACATTGCTTTTGATATGACCGCAGAGATTAATGGTGTTTTAAATGGTTCTATACCAAATGTGTCAGGGTGGGGAATTGCTTACAAACCTCAAGTTGAAAATCTTACAGGTCTTACAGATAATTATGAAGTTCAATTTTTTACTCGTCATACTCAAACATTTTATGAACCATATCTTGAAACAAGTTATAATGATTTAATTGAAGATGACCGAAATCAATTTACATTAGGTAAAGTTAATAAATTATATTTATACTTATTTGACAATGGTAATCCAATCAATTTAGATAACACCCCTAAAGTGGATATATTAGATATGATGGGTGATGTTATTCCGGGACTATCCGGTTTAACAACGTGTCAAAGAACACGAGGAGTTTATGAAGTTGTTATTCCACCTCTTATGGGATATCAAACACCATGTACGTTTTCTGACAGGTGGTATGACTTAAATTATAATAACTTTCCATTACCACAAGTATTGAATGATTTTACATTACAACCATTTAAAAACGCAATTCAAATAGGTGTTGTATCAGCGAATCCATTATTATACGGATTTGATTTTTATGGATTAAAACAAGATGAGCAAATTGTAAATACAGATACTCGTAAAGTAGGTGTGATTATTAAACAAGCTTACACCACTCAAAATTTATTATTAAACGTAGACGCTTCATATAGAATTTATGTTAAGGAGGGGACAACTGAAGTACAAGTTCAAGGGTGGACAAAAATTAATAGAACACCTAATGAATACTATTTCATATTTGATAGTAGAGACAAAATACCAAATGAATATTTCATTGACATACAAGTAATTAGTAGTGGTGAAATTAATACATATAAACGACAAATTAAATTTCAAGTAGTAAATACAAAATATTTACAATTATAAGATATTTATAAATAAAAAAAATTATGGGATATAATGTTAATGTAACCGCAACAACTTGTGATGGAATATCACAATTAATTATTTTACCGGGTGATGTAGAATTTGACGAAAGTAAAATTTATCAATTACCTACCGGACAATGTGTATCGTTAACTTCAGGAGATACTGTTGGATTTTATGCGAATTCAATGATAATTGCGGGACCATTTAACACCTGTGACGAATGTGCTGAACCAATTATTGCTAATAATGGAGGAAACAATGGTGAAGTTTGTGTGATTGATTGTAGTGGAAATACTGTTACAGTTACACCACCACATCCGGTTTACACAAATGGACAAAATCAAGCTATCGTACAATTAAACGCAATCACAATTGGTGGTAATGGATTAAACGCATAATAATATGAAAAGAGTAGTTAAATTATCAGAATCTAAATTAACTGAATTGATTAAACGAATTATGTCTGAACAAGATAGTGAAAGATATATGTTTTTTAGTAATTTAGAACAAATTCATAGACAAACAGGTTTGTTATTAGAATTAAATAAAAATACTGTTGAGAGTGTTTTAGATGGTGGACACGATTGGGCTCAAGACCACGTATCAACCGCAAAAGAAAGCCTTGACCAAGTTTTTGATTTTATGATGAATGAAACTAAAAACGAAGACAATATAACGGTTTTAGAACAAGATTATTCTTCAGATAGTGAAAGACCTACAAGTGATAGAGAACGTCAAGCAAAATCGTTATTTGGTGACAAATACGGAGCGTATCTCCCAAATGATGTGATTAGATATATCAGAAAGAATCCTGCACAATTCATAAAAAGAATTTATCAAATGTATGGTGATAGAGTTTATGATTATTTAGATAAAGCAAAACGTCAAAGTAATGATGAGGTAGTTTCTGAAGGAAAGAAAAAAACCGGAACTAAATTATGTGCTCGTGGTAAAGCGGCAGCCAAATCAAAATTTAAAGTTTGGCCCTCAGCTTATTCAAACGGTTTTGCGGTTCAAGTTTGTAAAGGAACTAAAGCAGGATTAGACGGGCAAAAAAGGTGTTCATCACCATATTGTTAAAAAAAAGGTTTAATTAACCTTTTTTTTTTGTCTTTTTTTGTTTACCCACATATTTATTTATATGGGAAAACAATGTAGTAAATGCGGACAAATAAAAGATACTTCTGAATTTTATAAAACTCAAAGAGGTAGTAAATGTAAACAATGTTTTTTAGAAATAACTCGGGAAGGTAAAAGAAAAATGAGAACTAATCCTGATTTTAGAAAACAAGAAAGTATTAAACAAAAAGAAAGAAGATTTCGTCTTTGGCAAAATACCTTAATAAACGATTCTAAAAGAAATAAAGAACATAATCTAACCGTTGATGATATTAATGAAATGTTTGAGAAACAAAATGGATTGTGTTATTGGTTTAAAATACCTTTAATTCCGTCGGAATCAAAAAAACACCCTCAACAACCTTCATTGGATAGATTAAATCGAAACAAAGGATATACCAAAGATAATGTGGTTTTAACTTGTTATTCCGCTAATATTGGTAGAAATGAAAATGATTTAGAAACTTGGGAAAAATTTGTATCAGTTTTATTTTGTAATTAAATTATTTGTTATATCTTTGTAGAATATTAAGATGTAATAACTATGATAAAGTATATTAAAAGAAAATTAAAACGTAGAGCGGTTAAAAAGAAACTGTTACAATTAAAAAATCTTTACGACATTGTTGACCCTGGTAAATTGGCCGACATCAATGATTGTATGTTCATTTTCCGCAATACATTGAAACACCCAAATTCAATTTATGAAATTGCTCCATTATCTTCTCATAAAATTATTGAAAATAAAAAGTTGGGAGTCTTCATCATTTTAGATAATAAAAAAATTACAATCATCAACCACGTATGTTATTACAGTAATATTCCAATGACTGATAGAGATTGGAATAAAATGATTAAAATGTATGACCACAAAGTTCAGGAAAATCGAATGAAAAGAATTGACCAAATGAAATCTCAAGTCGAGTATTCATTATCTAAATTAAAGAATAAGATTTTGATTAAAACAAAAACCCCCACTGTAGAGTAGGGGTTTTTTATTTTAAAACATATCTTCAAGTGTTTGTAGATGTTTTTTAACTATATCTAAATCACTTATATCGGAATAATCCATTCCCTGTCTCTTTAAGGTTTGTATCTCTCTATGTAAATGTAATGTAAATTGTTTAACCATATTTGACATTGACGGGTAATTCTCAATCATTGGGTCTAAATTATAAATAATATGTGGTAATTTTAATACGTCACCAATTTTTTTAACCCATTCTTTACCGTATCTATCGGCATCCAATTCCATTTTCCAATAGATTTTAAAGAACTCCTCAAAATCTTCAACGTCACCCATATAAGTGTCCTTCAAATCAAACTCACTCATCTGTTGTTCGTGTCTTAATTCGTGGAATAATATATAAACAAACGTTGCAAAATTAGGTAAACTCTCCGGTGAACATAAAATAATTGACTTATTTGTTCTAACACCTCTAAACCCTGTATTACAAGAATTTATTATTTTAATAACATATCCTTTATTTTGAACAAAATCTTTTATCTTCTGAGCAATTAAATCGTATCCCTTATGGTAAGACGAAGGAATGTCTTTTTTAAACTTATTAATAACTCTTTCATAATTTGAGGTGGTTTTTAAACCATTTGGGACAACATCTTCTAAAATAGTATCTTTAGTTATCTCAATCCATTCATTAACAGTATTAACATCGTATGTGTCAATGTGGTATGTACCGTCTACACCTTTTTCCCACATACCAACAACGGTGTCTCTATTACCTTTTAATGTTTTACTTTTACTCTTATTATTAAATTCAGATTCAAGGGTATTAACAAATGGGTCTAATTCAGATTTAATCCATTTTCTCAAACCTAATTCAATAGGTCCATTGTATTCTCCGGCACTAACAGAAGTAGTGTTCTCATCTATTGGAACAATTTTCTTACCTTTACCGGGTGTTTGATTTAACACCCCACCTTCTTCATCATTCTGTTCAGGATGTTTTTTTACGTATTTGGCGATTTTTCTAGATTCTCTTTCTATTTTAGATATTTTAGAGTTTGGTGTACTCATTTTACCATCATAACTATCAAATGCTAATTCAGCACTATCATATTTTGAAGTAGGAACAACAAAAGGTTGTAGTTGTTCTTTATTAAACAACCTAACACCCGGACTCAAAGGAACTCTAACTTGTCCTGAGCCACGATGACTAGTCGCCTCTTTAATTTGTTTTTTATTATTTTTATCCATATACTTATAAATATACAAAATTTTAATTATGGAACAACAAGAACTATTCGGAAAACTATTTAATACAATCCCATTGTATAACGAAGACCATTTAGATGTGTTACTATCAACAATGGATAAAGAACAATCAATCTATATCCTAACACAAGCAGTTAGTTTCGCATTCCATTCAGGGGTATTCTCATTGGGGGAATCTGAAATTATTTCAAAATCTATAAGAACTTTAAATAAAGTTGAAAAAAATGTTGTGGAATAAATAAAAAGGTATTACATTTGTAATCTAAAATATAAACACTATGAAAAAATTATTCATCATCGCATCATTAATGGTTAGTATTTTATCTTTCTCACAAGAAAATAAAAAAGACTCAAACAAAAATGTAGACCGAAATGTTACCCAAAGAATGGACTCACTATCAAAAGTGTATAAAGTAAAAGTTATTGGAGCATATAAAATAACACACAATGGTGTTTTTGTGCAAGGATTTGTTTATGAAGACAAAAATGGTAAATTAATTCAAAAAGAAACAAAACGAATTAAAATAAATTAAACATAAAAAAAAAGGGTAGTTAAATACAACTACCCTTAATGTTAAATCCTGTGGACCCCATTCCTTTACCCCCAATAGGTGCGTAAACAAAGAATAAATTATCTCCTTTACTTGTGTCGTAAACAATCTCATAAGGTGAGGTTCTTTTTTCATATAAGACAAATTCCCTAACACCTGAATTGAACTGATTAAGTAAATTCACAAAACCAATTGAAACTTCACCGGTTCCAGCATATCCTGTTAATTTTGATTTAATTCCGTTAAAACTCTTTTTATTAATTAAATCTAATAAAATAATTTTTATTTTCTCATCTTTAAATATTAAAGAAACCAACTCATCTATTGATGAAATAGTTTTGGTGATTAATTTACTACCACTAACTGATGGCGATTTTTGATTATAGTTTTTAGTTAAACTATCAACCCAAGCAGGAATGTAATTTATCTTATCATCCAAATATAATTCTGTTGATACATAACCCGTATCTTGAGTCACTTGTTTTTGAGTGTCAGTAATAATTAGTCTGTCAGGCATTGTACCTGTATAAAAACTTAACTTACCTTTACCACTCAACACATTTGTGTAAGGTGGTGGTAAAATCGCAATAAAATTATTTTTTGGTAAACCCTGTATTCCCTCATAATCAATGTTAAAATTACATTTTTCTGCAGATAACGTTAATGTAACATATTGATATTTTGTATAATCCGGATGTTTAGAACCTTTGTTTTTGTCCCACTCAGGTCCTTGTGGTCCTAAATTATTAAGTTGAATATTGGTAGAATCCCCAATCTTTGATTTAATATATTTCATAACTTCTTCACCCCTTTTTTGGGATAATACACCAGAGTCCAACCCAACACCTTGATTAGGTACTTTAGACTCTGAGGAATTAATAACAATTGTATTAAAATTACCTTTACCCGATTTTAATAAAGATTGTATTTGACTAATTGCATTATCAATTTCCGAAGTATCTGAAATAATATATTTTCCACTTGGGAATGACTTATTAATATTAAATGAAATTTTATTAGGGTCTGTTGCTTCTTTAAGTATATAATACCCTTTTGTCGCATTTTCGTGAAGATTCAAAATTCTTTTTCTTTCATCTTCATTTATTGCCCAAGACTGTCTTATCATAATTTTTTGTTTTAATTATAAATATAACCATAAACTTAATTATTTACAAATGCACATAAAAAAAAGGGACGTATAGTCCCTTTTTGTTAAATATTTTAAGATTTTGATTATCTCAATTCTCTTAAATCGAATGTTCTAACACCATCAACGGTAATTCTTCCGTAAAAACGGTTATTTACCATCTTTTTCGCGTAACGAGTCATTATACCTTTAATCGGTGTAAAGTTGAATGGGTTGTACATTGTAGGTGTTAATTGTAATGGTACATACGGAGCGTAAATGTATCCTGTGTCTAACAATGATGTTCCTTTGTGTCCAATTAACACTTGGTTAGCTGGGAAGTAAGGGTCACGGTAAACTTGGTAACGTCCTGCTAATGTTCCTACTCTTTCAATACCCATGTTATATTGGTCTTGCTCAGGAGACGCATTAGATACGTGGAAGTACTCTAAATCATCAAAGATAGCAGAAACTTCAGAAGAAACAACAATCCAGTTTGCTCCACCTCTTAATGTAGATTTGTGGATTTGTGCAGACAATTGGTTGATTGCTGTAATTAATGTTTGGTTCCAATCTTTTTGAGTATAAGAAGTTGTTTGAGAAATTCTTCTCCAACCATTGTAATCCCAACGTAAGTTCCATGCTGCACCTTTACGTAAATCTCTTAAGATTTCACGGTCAATTTCAGCCGCAACTTGTTCAGATAATAAAGCTGTTAATTCAGCTTCAGCATCGATGTTGTGGAAAGCCGCAACGTCTTGAGCTAACTCAGGAGACCATTGTGCTCTTAATTTTCTTTCTGTAACAGATACAGTAACTGAATCTAAATCGAAAGAAACCTCACCGATTTTATCTTCGAATTCTAATTCTTCGTAACGTCTGAAAGCCGCTGCGAATGAAGTTCCTGATAATGCTTGACTAATAGTAGTACCTGTGTAACCATCTAAAGATGTAGAATCACAATCAGCACATACTGGACAAGATAAATCAACTTCTAACCAAATACAACCATCAGCATCACAAACATTTTTGAATGAACCACCGTTACCTGTATTAGATGCAGTACCCGCTGGATTACCTGAAGGGAAGTAAGTTTGAGTAGTTGAACCGTATTTCACGATACCTCTACCATAGATTTGAGTTACAACTCTAAATAATAAAGCTCCTGTACCAACAGTACATGGTGAACCTTCTGCAACTGTTAAACCTGCTCCTGTGTAAACGATTAAGTCAGATAAGAATGATTCTGTATCCATTTCGTTACCATCAGGTCCGATTAATTTTCCTGCACCTGTGTCAGCAAAACCACACATTTTAATGATAACTTTTCTTGTGTTACCTGAAGCAATTACTGATGCTCCGTCAGTTGTTCCTGAAATAACCGCATCAACTAAAACACCACCATACCATTTTTGGATTGTTGTAGTAGCAGTGATAGCTGACCAACGACCTTTAGAATAATCAAATAATCCTGGAGGGTCTAAAGTTGGTTCGTTACCTTCATAGAATAAATCATAAAGATTTTTTTCGTATACAGGATTATAAGTTCCTGTACCTGTAGTATAACCCGCATTTGGATTACCACCATTACCGTTTGGTGCTGGAAGTGTTCCATCGTTGTAATTACCCGGAGAACCTACTGGAGCGTAGTGTTGTCCTGAGTATTGACCATCAATACCACCTTGATATCCTTGAATTTTTGGTACAAAGTAGAATAATTTACCGATTGGTAAGTTCATAGCTTGTACAGAAACGATGTCATTCGCTAATAATTTAGAGAATACTCTTCTTACGATAGGGAATACAACAGTTTCAAATGAACCTGAAGACCCGTCAGAAGTTGCTTCGTTTATTAAGAAAGACGCTTGGTTCTCATATAATTGAGCTACGTTTTCTCTTAAGTGACCTTTAAGACCTTCTAGAAATCCTAATTTGTCCCATTTATTAATTGTGTCTTCTTTAATAACTTTAAGGTGTTTTAACCCGATGTTACCAACTAGACCTGATTCTAATAATGCTCCCATTTTTTTTGGTTTTTATTAATTTTTATTTATTTTTTATTTTAATTTTGACATTAAGTCTTTCATTCTTAAGAACTGAGGATTCTCATATGTTTTAGATTCGATTAGATTGATTGCTGAACCTGTTGAAGGCGCTTTAGCAATTGTTCTTTCTAATGATTCATTCATAGGTTGAGAAGAAGTCCCTGTAAGTTCATCTTTAATAACTTTATATAAGTTTTTAGATTCTTTAATGTTTTCAACACCATCAAATCTTCTTAAGATATTTATTTTTTCTTGTTTTGATGTTGAATGTTCAGTAAACAAACGTGTGGCGTAAGCCAAGTTTGAATTAAACACTGCAACTTCATTCAATTTATTTCTAAATACGTTAAGAGCTTTTCTGTATTCTTCATTTTTTTCTCTAAGAACTCT